CGCTTCTTGACCTCCGGCGGTGGGGTGTACACGCCGTACCGGCGGGCGTCGGCGTCGTTGAGACGCAGCACGGTCGGTTGGCCGTTCACGATGACGTCGTAGTTGCGCAGGGGCATGCCTTGCTCCTTCGTTTCCTGGACGTGGTCGATCGGGACGACCTGGGAGCCGCTGTCGGGCCCGCACCCGCAACCGCTGGTCCCACAGATGGGGCAGCGGCGGAGTGCGGACCCGAACAGCATGACGGTCAGCTGCCGTCGAGGGTGATCTGCACGAACGCGGACGGGCGCAGGACCCCGAACGCCGCCCGCATCTCGGCCAGGATGGCGACGAGGTTGCGGACGAAGAAGTCCGAGTGCGAGTCGGACACCTGGATGGTGGCCTGCTCACGGTCCCACAGGACGGCCTTGCGGAAGTCACCGACCCAGGCGGTCCCGGCGGTCAGACCCTGCGACTCGACGACCGGGAGGCCGTGCAGGGTCGGGACCGAACCGGCGGTCGCCTCGTTGTTCGGGTTCTTCGCGAGCCGGGCCAGCTGGATCCGCTCCCAGTCGGTGGGGTGGATCAGGAACCCGGTCGGGATGGCCTTGCCGACCGTCTTGACCTTGGTGGACGCCTTGAGGGTGGTCTCGAGCAGCGGGTCGAGGCCGGTGACGGTCGCCGAGTAGGCCTGCGACTGGGTCCCGGACGTCGACGCCAGCCCGGTGAAGTTCTCACCCGTGCCGTTGCCCGCCAGGATCTGGTCCTCGAGCTCCTCCTCCAGGTCGCCGCGGAGCTCCTCGTCGATCAGGCCGCGGAGCTGTGCCGCGTCGGAGAGGGCCCGCTTGGTGGCCGGCACCCAGACCGCGATGGTGCGAACCGACTCGATGACCTTGAGGAACGACATCGAGCCCTGCGGCTTGGTGCCCGCAACGTCGCCCGACTCGGTCCCGGCAGCCGACCCGGACGCCTCCGCGACCGGTGAGGCCGCGTTCGACTGGGTGACCTGCCGGACGAACTCGACGGTGTCGGAACCGGTCTGCCGGGTCGACAGCAGGTCCCGCACGGTGAGCGGCCGACGGCCGAGCGACTCGTAGATGCCGGTGTAGTCGGTCTGGACGAACGCTCCACCGGACGTGTCGGACCCGCCGGTGACGATGTCCTTGAACTGCACCGGGGCCGACATGAGGCCCTTGGCCGAGTCCGGGATCCGACCGTTCGGGAACTTCGCGAGGAAGCCCTTGAACTCGGACGAGTTCACGAACCGCTCACCGATGGTGCCGCCCTTGCCGGCCGGGGCCGGGTCGCGACGCTGCTTGGTGCCGGGGTCGTCGTTGAGGCCGATGTCGTCGCCGAGCTGGGCGATCGCCTTGCGGAGCTCGTCGTCGCCCTTGGCCTCGGCGATGTCGGCCTTGATCGACTTGAGCTCGTCGGTGCGGCGGACGACCTCCTCACGCTCGTCGGCGGTGAAGTCGCGGTTGTCGGTCTCGGCCTTGGCGGCCAGCTCGCGGAGCTCGGTGAGCTTCGCGACGTACTGTTCCTGGAGCTGCTTGAGCTTCACGGGAAGCCCTCCTTGTGTTGGGTGCTGGTGCCCTCAGCTGTCGAGGGCGTCGAGTTCCGCCAGCAGACGCACGTCGGATGGGCTCCTCGTCGCCGGCTCGTCCCCCTTGCCCACGGTGGGGTCGTCGGGGTTGGCGTGCGACTTGGCCTCCTCATCGTCTGAGGTGGTGTCCACGGCCGACAGGACCTCGGTGAGGAGGTCGGCTGCCTGCCGAAGCTTGATCTCGTTCTTGCCGGACAGGACCCGGCCGGCCTTGCCGCCGCGTGCAGCGGCACGGATGGTCGCTTCGAGCTCGACCTCGGCCGGTTCGCCGAGCTGGACGGTCCCGTCGTCAGCGACCGTGTACGGCGCCTGGTAGGTGGCGGAACCGTCGGGGCCGTCGACCTCGAACACGACCGAGTCGTCGAAGGTGGCCTCGACGTACGCCCAGGAGTTGTCGTCGCGGGCGCGCGCCCACGCCTGCACGGCGTCGCGTATCGCGGACTGGAGCTGCTCGACAGACCCGGCGAGCGGCGCGTACACCTTCCGCTGCCGGTTCTTGGCGCCGAGCAGGGCCGTGTCGGGGTTCATGCCGAGCAGGGTCGGACCGACCTCGATGATGTCGAGCTCGAGCAGCTCGTTGGCGCCGTCGTCGGCCTTGCGTTCATCGTTGACGTCGTACGCGAACGAGAACTCCTTGATCCGCCGCTTGGACAGCAGCCGGTGCACCTTCGCGGCGGCCGGGTCGTCGGCGATGTCGAGCTGGGCCTTGACGAGCAGCCCTTCGTCGGTCTCCTCGGCGGCGAGGACCTCCCCGATGTGGGCGTCGAGGTCGTCCCACCGGTGGGAGAACACGACCGGGATCGGGTTGCCCGACTCGGCCCACCGCTGCAGGCTGTTCGCGAACGCGCCCTTGACGACCCGGTCGCCGGCATGGTCGACGTTCCCAAAGATCGACACGAGCGCCTCGAACGTCCCTTCGGGGGCGCCGTCGGCGGCCTTGACTTCGGCGGTGTAGGTCTTGGTCTTCACGACGGGGACTCCTTGAGGACGTCGAAGGTGCACTCGCATCCGGCACGTTCGTCGATGTCGAGGACCGGATCGCCGGGCCACATCGCCCCGTTCGAGAACGGCTCCCCGATCGGGACCGTCTCACCGTCCATCGACTCATGGGTGGGCCGCGGGTTCGATGAGGTGACCCGCCACCGTTTCGAGGTGGCACCGACCGTCTTGCCGGCGACGCCGCGTCCGAAGTTCCAGACGGTGTTGGTCCGGGACGTCGCGTAGATCGCGGCGCGGGTGCCGATCAGCCCGACGAACACGTCACGGGCAGCGGCGGCCGGGTCGTCCCCGGCGAGCGCGGCGGCCAGCTGCCCTTCGGTCCAGCTGTTGATCTCGCCGGCCATCGAGCCGGACGACTCGGCGAGCGCGTCGTCGACCCCGTCGGCGACGGTGACGTCCAGCTCCTCGTCGTCGAGCTCGTCGGCGACCTGCACACCGGCCGCCTGGGCAGTGACGACCGCGGCGTTGTACAGGTCGCGGGTCAGTTCACGGTCCCACCGGGCCCGCTGCCACACCGACTGCAGGTCCGGGTCGTCCAGGGCGCCGAGCCGGGCCAGCACGGCAGCCTGCTGCCGGCCGAAGAACGCGACCAGCACGTCACGCAACGTGTCGGCCTGGTCGGCGGCCTCCTCGTCCATCGCCTTCACGGCGACCTTCCGGGCCGCGGCCCGGCGGCGCAGGTTCTGGGAACCGGAGTCGGTCGCCGAGGCCTGCCCACCGATGAGCACGTTGAGCGGGGTGACGAGCTCGTCGCCACCGTCGATGGCCGGCAGGTTCTGCCGTGCCCGCGCTTCGTTGCGGGTCATGTGCGGCGCCCCGACCGCCGTCTGCAACGCGGACGCTTCCTCCTCGAACGAGCCGCGCAGCTTCTCCTTGATGTTGAACTCGAAGTAGGCGGTGTCGGGCAGGCCGAGGTCGCCGGCGAGCTGCAGGTTGAACGCCTGGGACAGCTGGGTCATGATCGGACCGAGCGTGTCCTGGTAGGTGGACCGGTGCTGCTCCTTCATGTTCGAGAAGTTGGCGTTCTCCAGGATGCCGACCATCGCCGGCTGCACGTAGAACGCGGAAGCGACCTCCTGCCGGGTCAGCTTCCGTGCGGCGATGTACTCGGCGTCCTTCGCGTTGAACGACGCCTCCTTGAACGTCATCCCCTCCTCGAGGACTGGTGCGCCGCCCTGGTCCCCGCCGGTGCCTGAGTAGGCGGACTGCCATTCGGTCCGGAACCGTGACCGGGCCGCAGGCGACCAGGTCGGAGCGCCCGTCGGACGTTCGATGACCCCTTCGAAGCGGGCGCCGTTGAGCCAGAACTTCTCCCGGTAGGCGCCGGCAGCGACGTCCTCGGCGATCACCCGACGGAGCGTTTCCATCGGCGACACGCCGATACGCCGGTCGTCCGGGTTGTACCCGTGGATGTGGATGATCTCGTCGGGGTCGAAGTCGCGCCAGCCGCGCGATCCGTGGACCCGGTACAGCTCCGGGTCGAGGAGCCCGCCGCCGACCAGTTCGACCTGCTGCGGCCGGAGCGGGACGGTGACGACCCGGCCGGTCGGTGCGGTGGCCTTGAGTAGGAACACGTCGTCGAACACGCACAGGTCGTGGACGATCCACGAGACCAGGTCGTAGATGGACACCTTCGGGGAGGTGGTCGGATGCCGAAGCCACCGGCCAGCGATCCCGTCCCGGACCCGCTGCCGGTCCGATTCGGACACCAGCTCGAAGATGTGCAGGCCGAGCTGCGCCATGTTGCGGGCCAGGAACCCGACGACGGTCCGCACGTTCGGTTGGGTCCGCCAGATCGCGGCGTAGTCGAGGTAGCTGCCCTCGTACAGCGCCACACCGGCGCCACGCGACGACGGATACCACGGCGACGAGACCGCTTCGAGCTGCCCGGACGACTGGACGATCGCCATCAGCTCAGGACCTGCAGGAAGTCGATGTTGTCGCGTTCCACGACGACCTCCCCATCGACCGGTGTCTCTTGGCCGTGCTCGAGCAGCGTCGCCTGCCGCAGCACCAGCAGGTCGCGGTGCTGGGTCCACAGCACGCCACGGAACGCCTTGTCGGTCTTGAGGTTGACGATGACGGTGAAGGCGATCAGATCGCGGTAGGCCTTCGTCATACGACCTCCAATCCGCGGGTCTCGTACACCGACGTTTCTGGTTCGCCGGCCACCTGCCATGCCGCCAACGTCACCCCTTCGAGTGGGGAGATGTCCGCCGCCGAGGTACGCCGGCCCCACGCCCACCGGTCACCGACCGGACGTTTCACCGCCGCGGCGACAGCCGCGTCCAGCTCCGGGTACGCCATGTGCCGGAACGTGCGCTCCCGCACGGCGTCGAACAGGGTGGCGCAGGCGTCGAGGACCTCGCGGGTGTCGAGCTCGTCGACAGCGACGCCGGCTTTCTTCAACGGTTCGATCAGCAGCGCGCCGGGGCCCCGCTTGTCGATGGCGAACGGCAGCTGATGGCGCTCGTACAGTTCGACGGCCCGTTCGACGACCCA